GCTGAAGGTACTATTCCACCAAATACAATAACAGTAAATGATCTAAAAACAATGGTCAGAGTTATTCAAGTTGGAGCAAACAGAGGTGCCTTTAATGCAGAAGAACTTGAACCAGTTGGAGTGTTATACAAGAACATTGTTAACTTTCTAGCCGCATCAGGTCATATTACAATTACACCAGCAGAGGCGTTAGATCCTAATGCAGGTGTTGACGTACCAGCCGCTGAGACAATGCCTGAAGAAATTGAAGGTAGCACTCCAGCACAAGAAGATGGTGCAGAAGAAGAGGAAGTATAATATGAAACATTTAGCAATTCATAATAATAAAAAAGTAGCAGTACTATTTCGTACAGTTCCAGGAGAGCCTACTAATGCTCTTATCGTAGATCACGAACAACTACCAGAGCCTATTAAAAGTAATTTTAAGCAGTGCCTTGAAAGTAAAATTGGACAGAACGCACTTAGTTTAAGCGAAGCCGCTAATCAATTTAGTGTAGCAAATGGTGATAAACTATTAGCCGCATTACATATTGGCAACTACATTGTAAAGGTAGCAACCAAAGATGTTGTACTAACTCCTAATGATAAAACTAATTTACCATTAAACGAGTTAAACAATATTATTGATGGAGCAGGTGGATCCAAACAAGCACCTGTTGTAGAGTCACCTACGCCAATGGCAAGTATTGATATGAACCCTGGTGCTCCAGGTAGCATACCAACTGTCGGTCTTACAGAAGGTGCCAACTCAGTACTGAGCGATGAACAAGTTGCAACTGATTTAAGAAACCAAGCCGCAGGCCTACAAAGAGAAGCAGACAGAATGTTAGCAGACGCAGAAGTATTATCTCCTGCACCACCTAAGAAACGTGGCAGACCCGCTAAAGCAACTGCGTAGAGAAACTTTATAAAACATGACTGAATCAAATGATTGGTTGGCTCGAGTCCTGAGTCGATGGGAAAAACTATTTGACGAAATTGATTACGATAGTTTACCACTTGAACTAGTAGAACGAATGATTCTGCACATGAAAGATGGTCGGGCTATTGATCTCAATATCAAACAAATGGCTGACGAATATAACTTAGACTTTAGAAAGTTTGAGGAAGCCATTGAGATGAGACTCGATGATTTAGAAGAATCTATTAAATATGTTGACTGGTATTTAGATACTGGTAAAGCAGTACAAATTGTAGAGACTGCTACTAACGATACATTAAAGAATATATGATTAAATTAATATTAGCACTAGACGAAGCAGGTGGTATAGGTAAAGATAATACTTTGCCATGGCCACATTGTAGTACTGATTTAAAGCGATTTAAAGCTCTTACAAGCGGTCATGTAGTCGTTATGGGCAGTAACACATGGAATGCAGTAGGCATGCCTAAGCCGTTGCCTAAACGTATTAACTACATTTTAAGTAACAGTATGCAAGAAGCACAAGGTGCCACTGTACTAAGTGGAGATGCATGTGACATTATAAATGGCATATCTAATAAGCACAAGGATTTGGTTACTTGGGTTATTGGTGGTGCTAAAGTTATAGAACAATGTTGGGACATAGTTGACGAGTTTTATATTACTCGTATTCCTAACGATTATAACTGTGATGTTAAAATAGATTTAAGTAAACTTAAAACATTAAGTTTAATTGCAATCGAACATATTGCAGAAGATAATATAACATTTGAAATATATAGGGCGAACAAATGAGTACTGGTATAATATTAGGTTTAGGCTTAGGTTCAATATGTCTTGCATTTTATATAATTCTTAACTTTCCTTATTGGATACACTTACTAGAAAAAAGAAATACGGAGTTTGTTTTTATGAAAAAAGTAATTAAATTTTTCCACAATCCTAACATGGTCATTTGCATTCCAGTATGGTCATTGTATGCATATGGTACATATGTTGTTGTCTTAGATCTAATTAAATGAAACAATATATTGACGCACTAAAACATGTATTAGAACATGGCACTGATGAAGACAGCCGTGCAGGTAATGTTATTCGTACGTTTGGATATCAAATGCGTTTTAACTTACAAGAAGGCTTTCCGGCAGTAACTACAAAGAAACTTGCCTGGAAAAGTGTAGTAGGTGAATTGCTTTGGTTTATTGAAGGCAGTGGAGATAACAAACGACTTGCACAAATTACACATGGTGATCCAAATAAGAACACTATATGGACTGCTAATGCAGAAGCAGACTATTGGAAACCTAAAGCAAACTTTGATGGCGACTTAGGCAGAGTGTATGGTGTACAATGGCGTGACTGGAGAGGTGTTGATCAGTTTGCAAAACTGTTAGACAACATTAAAACAGATCCTTATAGTCGACGACATATATTAAGTGCATGGAATGTAGATGAGCTAGATCAAATGGCTTTACCTCCTTGCCATACCTTTAGTCAATTTTATGTTAGCAAAGGAAAACTAAGTTGTCAACTGTATCAACGTAGTGCAGACATGTTCTTAGGTGTTCCGTTTAACATTGCAAGTTATAGTTTACTAACTCATATCATTGCAAAGGAAGTAGGATTAGATGTTGGAGAGTTTGTACACACCTTTGGCGACTTGCATATTTACAAAGATCATTTAGATGTTGTAGAGGAACAAATTAAAAGAGTTCCGCATACATTACCTAAGTTAGAGATAAATACTAGCAAGAACATCAACGAATATACGTTAACTGATTTCGTATTAACAGACTATAATCCAATGCCAAGTCTAAAAGCAAAGATGGCAGTTTAACTTTACATTATATTAAAGGTGTATAATTTGCACAACACGACTAAATTAATTTTGAATCATACCTTTTGCCACTTAATGTTAATTCCTGGTTTTATGTATGGTGCGGCTTGGATGTGGGCTGCAGGAGTATTTTGGTGGTATGTTATTGCCATTGTGGCAATTAGCGGAGGCTATCATAGATACTATAGTCATAAAAGTTTTGGCGTACCTAAGTGGTATCCGTATGCAGTAAACATTTTAGGAATGTTTGCAGGAGCAGGACCGGCACTAACTTGGGCGGCAACGCATAGACAACATCATGCGTATTCAGACACAGAAAATGATCCACATAGTTATACTAAACGTGGCAAATGGGCAGTATATGTCAACACATGGGGTTATGATGCTGTTATTAAAAGACGTTTTATCAAACGTTACCTAGCAGATAAGATCCTAAAGTTTTTCTATGTAAACTACTTTAAATTAAACGTAGCAATCATTGTAGTGTTTACACTAATTGATCCAATGCTAATGATATTTGGTTATGCATTACCAGTTGTAATTGCCTTTCATGCTTATGGTATACTAAACATTATGGGTCACAAAGGTGCTACACCTACTAATAGTTGGGTTGCAAATATACTTACTGTTGGCGAGGGCTGGCATGAGAATCATCACAAACGTGCGGCAGATTATCGCATAGGACGTAAGTGGTGGCAGTTTGATCCGACTGCATCCTTTATTAGGATGATCAAAACAGACTAGGAGACATCCTTGTTATATAACTTAAATTATGATATTGATTTTAACTTGCTGAAGCGAGATGCAGATGCATGTGAGTATGAACCATTTGTTGATCCACTTACGGAAACTGTAATGCCGTTATGGTTAATGTGTAGAGATGTACAAGGCTATGGACTAGTTGTTAGAGACTTCTTTAAAGATATTTTGTACACCGATGTTAAGCCAAGATTCATTATACAGAAAAAAGGTTTTGTACTTAACTTTCACAAAGACAGAGGCACTAAAAGTGCTATTAACTTTGTGTTAACTACTAGCACAGATCCTATTAGATTTAGAACAGACAGCGGAAGTAATTCATATCAATACAAAATGGCATTGATTGATGTACAAACTGAACATGAAGTTGTAGCCGCAAGAGAAGATAGGTATTTGTTTAAATTATCATTACCTAATATCAATTACAACGAAGCGTTGGAGCGAATACTAGCACATGAGAATTCGAAGTCTTAACGAATATGAAGACAAGTTCTTATACTACATTAACAAATGGAATAAAGAACTAACAAGATACGACGATACAAAATGGTTTGATACTGATCTGCCATGGTGTATACAAAATAGATATAAACAATACGAAGACTGGACCTTTGTAGTAACAGACGACAATGAAGAAGAACTAGTAGGCTTTGCCGCTGTACAAGACTTTGGAAATGATTGTGCTAGAATACTAACAAGGTTATATTATAATCCTAAGTATAGATTAAAGCATGTAGGTTATGATATGAACAATGTAACTCCTGCTAACCTAATCACAAAGCATCAAGTAGAAAAGTTTAAGCATAAGAAACATCTGTTTTGGTCTGTAGAATATATGCGTCGTAGAAAAAACGCAATAAGATTATCACAAAAGTTAAACAACTTTTATGGATACGACTTTAATGTACTACCTGATTTGTACAAAACATATAACAAAGATGAACAAGGTGCTTGGCAAAGTATTAGTTTATACAGTTTAGTTAACGAGCCTTTTCCTTTAGAGGCACTTACGATAAGAGAATGGAAACAAAAATATGAGTAAAGAAAAATTTGATGAACACGCATTTGGCAAAGCAAGAATTAGAGCCAAAGGAACTAGAGGCCCGACCAGACATCACCTAACTTCTTTTAAGCATATTACACAAGCACCTAAAGAAGTAACAGATGAAATTACTCGCATTATGAATGAGATTACAGAAGATGACTTAGGTACTGACAAGTATCAGATATCAAACAGTTATGATCTTAAAGGCTCGTTTAATGCAACAGGTGGTTATAGGCAAGTTTTACTACAAAGAAATACTGTGCCTGGTGCAGACATTAACGAAGAGACTAACTACAATGACTGGAGAGATGACACAGACATTAGTGTAATTAAGAACTTCTTAGAAGATAAATTTGGTACTGTATACAGGGCAAGGATTAGTGTAATGCCTCCAGGGCATGAACTGTTTTGGCATATTGATACTGATACTAGTGTATTATGTAGAATGCAAATTGCCGTTGATGCTGAGAATAGTTCGTTTCAATTTAGAAATAGAATTGAAGGTGAGCGACATTTAGAAATGAAGAATGGTAATATTTACTTTGTAAACACAGGTTGGTCACATAGAGTTGTTAACGAAGAACATTGGCGTGTGGTATTAATATTTGGCATTGAATATAAAGACATTCCAAACAAAGAAGAACTGCATTTATTAGAGGAGAAGTAATGGATAAAAAACCTTTAAACAATATTGGCTATGAATATAACATAGACTTTAATCGTATGTCAAAAGACGAACTGCATGAATTTGGTAGAGCCATACCGGCTGACAATGTTATACTTGTTCGCAAACAAGACTTAACAGAACAAAGATTATTACAAGTATTAGAAACTATTGGCAATGTACTAAAGCCAGATCAGTTCTTTATGCATCCTGATTATCCAGGTTTGTTTCGTGTAACAAACGAACGTAAAGAAGGTGAGAAGATTGGTATCTTTGCAGACAAAGAATTAGATTGGCATTCAAATGGTAACGGTAGAAAGAGTGGCAAAGAGTCATGTGTTTCATTGTACTGTATTAAGCCAGGCGAGAATAGTGTTACAAGTTTTTGCGATACTAGGCAAGCATACTTAGATTTAAGTCAAGAGGATAAAGACTTTTACGATAGTATTGATTGTACTTTTAAGTTTGAGAACGGAACGTTTTATGACTTAGATGAAGACGACAAAGAACTTAAAATGTTTCAAGGTGGTGCTAAAAGTTTTGCTGAAGGTGTAACTAAGCCGTTGGTATATACTCATCCTTATGATAAAGATAAAGGATTATACTTTACGTTTCATTATATTAGAGAGATGTGGGTACGTGGTACAACAGAACTATTAGATAAACAACCTATCTTTGACAAACTAATGGCACACATATTTCAAGACAAGTATATGTATCATCACGATGATTGGCAACCGGGTGACTTTATCTTTATGGATCAGTTCCATAGTATTCACAAACGAAATGCCGTAGAAGGAGATAGGTTCTTATACAGAGCTAGTTTCGATTACGATCACAGTTTTAATATGTAAGTTTTCTTTTTGGGATTTTACTATCCGCACTAGAGACACAACTATTAGATATGCAGGGTGCAGGTTTATCAAATAACTTGAACCCTGTTTCTATATTGCCTAGTGGAGCATCTTGACAACTATAGGAACGTTTAACACTTCCATCAGGCTCACGTATAATGATTCCTTGGTATCCAGCATTGCAACTCCAACCCTTAAACTGATTAAAGTTAAACGCATTGAATCGTTCTGCTTGATCCATATACCATTTTTTACCTTTGCTATCTTCAAACTCAACTTGAAAGTGTTGTGGTACAGACTCTCCTGTATCACTTACTTGTGGTATCTTTCCAAAGTTAGGCTTAGGTCTTTGTACAATTTTTACTTGTTTTGCTTTTGCTTCTGTGTATGCTCTTTGTGGCATACCGTTATGTAACTTAGCTCTCATTTCATCTGTGTAACCATCTACAACTTTACTTGCAGTAGGGTCACTCATTGGCTTTAGTGTTACGTTGATTCCTTGATTGTGAAAGAACAATGCATTGTTATAATACATATCAAATAGTGCAGGTACCATAACCATATTAATTGTTACTTGTACATCATGCTCTTGACATAGTATTAGTTTATCTGCTAACTGTTGCATCTTCTCAGATGTGTTTACATGCTCTACATGTAAACTGCAAGTAATACTGGCTCTATGAAACTTACTTGCATAGTCAACATAAGTTTCAAACCATTTCATATTGCGACTGCAATTTGATGTCATGTGAACAGATGTATAATTAGTATTATGAGCATCATCACTGAGATGCTTGAGTATGTCCAAGTAACCTGGGTGAAAGGTAGGCTCCCCACCACTAAGGCTAAAGTGAAAACTGTTAAAGTTATTCCCACGTGCTTGTTCCTTTATACTGTCTATTGTTTTTAGACAGAGTTCAGTAGGTCTGTGATCCTTACGATCACTTCGTGCATAAGGCCAACAGTAACTACATTTGTAATTACAGAAACGTCCTAACAACCAACTTACTGTAAAGATGTCTCTATACAATAAACTTCGTTGTCCTACACTTACTAAATCATCAAAGGGAATCTTAGTAAAGTCGTATTCGCTCCATTTAAGGTCTGCCATATGTTAGTAACTCTTTATACTTAGGATGTAATTGTGTTATATCAGTTCCTCGTGCTCTATCATATATTGTAATATGATCTTGCCATAAAGTCAAGTGTTTTTTACTATAAGTGAATATATCTAATCCAGTTTGAAACTGTGCTAGATGTTTAGGATTTCTAGGATCTTTAGTAGCAAACTCTATTACATCAGGATGTGCTAGTGCAACTTTGATCTCTTCAGACACAAACTCTTTAAAACTATCAGGCAACACTGATAATGCTACCCATCTAGGACTCCAACATTGATTAATAGTTAATCCTATTCCTCTAAAGTTAGATCGGTTATCAGGTCCACTCTCTAATGCCGTAAGAGCCTTTGCTCTCCTTATATCATATAGTTCAAGATAATATTTTGCTAGTTGAGGTAACCAATCGCGAATAGTAAATGCAGTAGTCACACTCCAAACTAAATTTGTTCCAATGTTAAATGCTTTTAACTTATCACTTGTTACAACTTTAAGTACATTGTTTGTTACTGGTGTCCACTTTGCTGGATGCCTAGTATAGTTATAAGTATCTCCGCAACCATCTAAACTAGCACTCATATTAATAAATTTAAATTGTGGTAGTATGTCTGTAAATGTTTTATTTGTATTTGTAAAGTTTGTTGTAAACTGTAGCTCAATATTCTTTGCCCAATCATTAGCAATACATTTTTCGTATATTGATTTTATTCTTGCACTAATAGTTGGCTCGCCACCATTTAACTTCATTCGTCTAGTGTGAGGTCCTAATGCTGTCTCAATAATACTATCTTCATCACCTAATTTTTCATAATTAACATTGTTTTTTAATACATGATGTTTGTCTAGTTTTGGATTCTCTTTAACCATCTTCTCAAGTATGCTACTAGCGGCTGGTGAACACATTGCACAACCTAAGTTGCAAATGTTATCAGGACGATAATCAAAGTAAAGTGGCTTATGGGTTGAGTTTCCATAATCTGCATCAATGTAACTTGTATTTGGCTTACCTTCTATGCTATTGTCGAGCATATTCCAAGCCCAAGTCCAATCTTGTCTTGGACTGGGTTTACCAGCCTCTTCAATCTTTTTACAACCATTGCAAGACTCTGGCCATTCGTTAGTCATAAATTGGTGACGCATCTTTTTCATTATGGGTCCAGACCAGAATCTCATAATGTCGCTTTCTGATTGATCTATATGATTATCAACTCCGTTTATTGTATCTGTTCTTTTTTCAACTTGTTCCCAACAACAACTTTGTATTAGTCCATCGTCACCACGATAGTATATTCCTATAAAAGGAACAGGGCAAAATACATCATTCTTGTTTCGTTTACGTTGAGACATTAATTAAATTTAAAACCACTCTGGAGGTAACCTATGTAATACTTCTTCGTATTTACGATTAGTTGCTCCAATACTAACAATAGTACGCAAGAACTTACCATCTACGTTATTGCCACCATGTGGAACTTTACTGCTAAACAACACAGGCTTTTCCAAGTTATACTTTTCCATCTTATCTTCGTCCCATTTGTAGAAGCCTTTAGGACCGTGTTCACTTGCTTCATGTAAGTAACTATTGCCTGCGTTCTTTTGTTCGTCCCATTCGTAATGACTTGTGTGAAAGTATTTGCCTGCATAAAAGAAACTATTTTCTAAGTCAACATCTAGTGGAATGTTTAATGCACACCATCTACCTCTATCAAGGTGTGGACTATTTTTAAATCCAGGTGATACACTATAGAATTCAATCATATCAAAGTCATCACTAAAGTGTCTGTACACCGGGTGACTCTTATCGTTTAAACAGTAATGCCAAAAGCGTCCTGGTACTACTTCTTTTGTTACGTCGTATTCCTTATTTTCAAATACTGTTCTTAGTTCATCAAGTATCACTTGAGGAAAGTTATTCATTACATAAAATGTTTCAGCCATTTATTTCTCCATAGTAATTACATGCATTTGTAAACTTTTGGTTACGTTTTAAATCTAAAAAGTCTGTATGACTTAAAAACTTTTTCCAAAATGTATTGTGATCATCTTTGCTATTCATATGTTCTACAATATACTTACAGGCATGTTTTGCTTTATCTGTCTTGTAATCATAATGATTTAATTTGTCTTCTATAATACTTTTCATATTGCGTGGTAGCACTGTTAAGTTTAACCATTCAGGGTATGTTAAGTGTGTTGGATTTGTGCTTATATCTTTTGATGTAAGATAGTCTAGCGTTTCAGGTAGATGATAAGCGTTATAGATTGTGATGGTAGGTCTACACATCAAGTTTAAATTAACATTATCTCTAATGCTACAATATTTATCGATGTTAATTAACACCTGTTCTTGTTTAGTTCCGTGTCGCAAATATTCGTTCTCTTGCTTGTTGATACTGTCTAAACTTAGTGCAACTTCTACTGTATCAAAACTACTCCAAGTATCTACTATTCTTGGCTTAGGATAAACTGTAGCGTTTGTTGAATAGTTAAGCGTTATGTTTTTTGCATAGTCCTGTTCTACTGCATACTCAAGTAAGTCCCAGTGTGCTTTGATAAGCATAGGCTCGCCACCTGTAAACTTCAAGTAAGTTATTGTTGGAAGCAACTCATATATCTCATCAAGACTGATGCTCATATACTTCTCAGGTGCTCGTGCTTTACCTCTGTATTCTACTTCTTCATCAAACATTTTACGACTGTATCTACTATCGCACATACGACACATCAAGTTACAATCGTTACTTAAACTAAGTTCTAGAAAACTAATAACAGGCTTTGTTAAGTTTTGATTCTTAGGGTGTGCATTTAGTCTTTGTCTTAAACTTCGTTTGCCACTGTCTTCTTCTTGGTAGCATCTAATACAACCAGGTACTCGTTCACCTGCACTTGTTTTTGTTCTTATATCATTTTGGAAGTCACTGTGAAATGCTTCTTGTATTGTTATATCTTTTATGTTATGATCAGGTGATTCGTTACCGTCAAATCGGCAACAAGGCTTTATGCGACCAATAGGGTCTACCATCTGATGATTCCATAAAGCACTACAATATGTCATTAAACGTATCTACCAAATCCCCAGTGTCGTTCTTTACAGAACCAACACTCGCCACAGTGGCTATCAAAATTATCTGTGAAGTCTTCGCAACTTCTTGTTAGTGGAAACAATGAGTCTGTTACTCCTAGTGTTTCATACAACTCTGCTACACCTTTCTTGTCAATGTTAACTAAAGGTTTGAAACTTGTATTGTCACCGTTGCTAGTTGAACGCATCTGTTCTCCTGGACTACGATCATCTGCAGGTCCGTTCCATCCTATAATGTCCATTGCTTCATTAGGTGGGTTTCTTGTAATGCCAACATAATGACATTGTATTTTATTATCTTTGTATAAACTTAGTACTAGTGCATCTTGGCTTGTAATATATTGTGGACCTTCCGGGCAGTAGCCTACTTCATGCTCACCAAATATATTTCCAAATACACTTGTTAAATATTTTACTAATCCTTTTGCATATGGTTCTTGATATGCTTTGCCTTCGTGATTAACTGTGATAGGAATAATAGTAATGTCGTTACGTTCTTCAACAACATACTTGGCAAGCATGTATGCAACTATGGCACTGTCTGCTCCGCCACTTATCTTTATTCCTACTTTGTTATACCATGTAGGTAATTTAAACTCAACATCTTGTTGACTATTTTGTACGATCATCTTCCCATTCCACCATGTCTTTGATTAAATGATAATGTTCCATGTCTTTAATCTTTGGAACTTTTAAATCCAAGTTATCTGTGCAACGCCACTTAGGACAACGTATTGGTTCTTTAGGCAAGTCAACACTTCCACTGTCATATATGTTTCCTCGTTTGCCTCCAACGTGACAACTACCTATATAGATATCTCCTGTTGGTGTAACTTTTAAATGTTTAACACCTGCCCAACATAACCAACCTTGATAGTTATTCTTCTTGTCAAAGTTTAATTCGTTGTAGTGATAGTCTTCATCAAAGTATTTGCCATCATCATCTGTAAACCAAAACTTTAACTTACGTTTACTTGGATCTGCTTTACTAACGTATAACTCTTTAATCTTTGTTAGTTCATCATCAGCATAGAAGTTTGCTTCACGATCAAATACTTCTTGCTTGCCTGCTTCAGTTGTAGGCGATTGTGCCATTGCTTCAGGCAACAAAGGATCTTCTAACTTCTTTAAGTCTGCTTTCTTACTTGGAACAATGTTTCCAGTACCCACTTCTTCTTTTTTCATTTCATCGTGGTTCTGTTCAAAGTCTAACTTCTTGCTTGGCATAAGTTCGTTACTAGTTTTGCCACTAGGCTTACGAATATATCTGTGTTCAATGTTAGTAATGCCTGCTTCTCTAAATGCTTTTTCCATACGTTCGATAGTTTCTAGTTTATCAGGGTATACCATAAAACGTAGTATTAGATTCTTTTGCACATAACCTTCGTCCCAGTTAGGAAACATGTTGCCTGTTGCTTGTTGTTGCTCATTCCATTCTCTACGCCACTTATCAATCTTAATACACTTTTCAATGTACTCATCAATCCTGCCATCTAAATATTCAAAGTGAAAACTTAGTGTAATGTTATCAATATATTCAAACAACTGAATCATATAATCAGCAGTTCGTGTTCCATTGGTAGTGATACTAATATGTCTTGCACCACGTTCGTGCTTGATGTACTTGCACAAGTCCATAAACTTTGGATTAATAGTAGGCTCACCTCCTGTTAAACTCCAAAACACATTATGCCCGTGCTTGTCAATAATACTATCTGCTAGTGCTTTCATATTCTCTAATGGAACATGTTTACTATAATTATCGTGTAAGTAATCTACACAGTAACTACAAGCGAAGTTACAACGCTTGCCGATATACCAGTCAACGCTAAACGCTCCTGTTGGATTAAATTTAAAATAACTTGCGACCTTTTGTGTCATAATGCTGTGTCCGTACTTTGTGATTTAATAGGTGAGTAGCCTTTGCCACAAGTTCTAGCACAACGCATTAACTTGCCTCCTGCTAAGTCTGTGTTCCAACTGTTAGTTAAATCATTCTTTAACCAATCGTGTGTTAGTATATCCATCCAACTATGCTCACGTAAACTATTAAATGTAGTGCCGTATTTTTGAAATATCTTTTCTTGTGTGTCTTTGTATATCTTATTCTTGTGTGGGTAACTGTCATCACTTATATAACAACAAGGGTACACTGCCGCATACGCATTAACATAAATGCGTTTAAATTCATTCTTGTATAAACAATCTATAGGTGCAACATCATAATACTTTTCAATGCTTCCGTACTTCTCTGTTAATTCTTTAAACTTCATGCTCTGTGGGTTACGCCATTTCTCATCAGGTGGCTCTAAAAAGTATTCAATATTACCTTTACGATCTTTTACTCTCCACTTGTCTGGTCCGTCTGGTGAGTAGTCGAACCTGGATGTTTTTCGTACCCTGAATTGTTTAAACCCCATCTTCTTTGCGAGTTCTTCAGCCTGTTCAACTTGATGTTGATTATGCTTAAACACAATAAAGTCCCACCTAGCAATACCGCCGGCATTAAGATACGCTTCTGCATTCTCCATAATTTTTTCAAAGTTTGTTCTCCGTCTGTACAAATGATTTGTATCACCTAAGCCATCTACACTAAAGATTGCTAAGTCATTTCTTCTGTAGTGTGTATGGTGTGGCTTCTTTTCTTTTAGTATACTGCCTAAGTTTGCCCACCAATCCTTAGTACGCATTGATGCATTAGAATAAAATTCAACTGTTGCATCACTTGTTGCTTTAATTCTTTCCATAGCATAAAGCGTATGTTCAGCAACGCACGGATCGCCATGCGTACCACAGAACATTACATTCTGTAAATTAGGAAACTGTCCTGCAAAGATATTATCAATGTCATCTTTGCTCCATTCATCCAAATCTAAATCACTTTTAGTTGCTCCGCCAAAGTCGTTTCTTGCACACATTGGGCAAGCCGCATTGCATCTATTTGTTATTTCTACATGTAAGTCGTGTACTGAGTCTAGNGTATGATACATCTATCTAAAATCTGGTATGTTAGTTAGTCTAAGACTATAGTTTCGTGATTCAAACCATTTACGAGTTAAGTCTAATGAGTCTTGCCATGTAACTTGTTTAAGTTCTGATCTAGTATGATTCCATTTGTTGTTTGCAGACTCTTTGGCAGCAAATGCACTTGTGTTTTGAATTCTTACACGCATCTCTCTGGCTGCTTTTACTTGGCCTTGTCCTTCAAGTTTTTGCAACTGTTCGTCAAACTGTGACTTTGGAATCTGTGCTATGTTTTGCCAATGTGGTTGGCTTAGTATGTTTAATCTATCTGCAACTTTGTAACCATTTTTATTGGCCCAGTTATACAACTTTGTTAACGCAAAGAAGTTATGGATGTTTACTGTAGGTGTTATTAACAGTGTATCCTCTTCATTCATCTGTTGTTTAAACTTAGCAATATTCTTTTCAATTGCCGAGAACTTAGTTGGAAAACGCATAACATCATTTAGTTCTCCNTAACCATCAACACTGAACATAACTATTTTTTTAAAAGGTTCAATCAACGAAGAAAACTTTCCGTTCATGTTTGTTCCNTTTGTATTCATCTCTAAAGTAATTTGACTTGCTCTGTTATTATCAATAAGATGTTGTAATATCTTATGTAACATTGGATTAATTGTAGGTTCACCGCCTGTGACATACAAGTGATCAATATTTTGTAACTTACTAATTATATCTGCTTCTACTGTAGGGTCTTCGTACCAATTCATTGTTGCAGATATTTCTTTCTTTCTTTCTTCGTTATCAGGTATGTGTGCGTTCTCACCTTCCATCATCCAATAACCTTGCTTCTGTACTTTATCAAAGTAACTACTGTTTGTAAAGTTACAAGTAATACAACTTGCATTACACAAATTACCAAAACGTAAATCCAATGTTCGCAAGTTGACGTGTTTAGGTTTGTCAGCTCTTACGTCATTGTACATTTTTTCATAATAGTCCCAACGACTTCTTGCTTTTGTATTGCACTTAAAACAACCGCCCGGGTACTTGCCTTGTTCCATTTCTTTGTACATCGGTGCAAGTACTGTGTTGCGATATTCATCCAGTCCCATAGATCTAACACTATGATGATGGATTCTATTACCGTCAGCATCTTTTCTTGGCTCATTCCAAAACCAACAACATGGCCTGTATTGTCCGTTGGGCATAATGTTTACACTAGTTAAAGGTGCTAAACAAGGCTTACTAGGCCAGTTATTTTCTGTTGTCATACAATTTTGTCCAGTGTAAGTTCGCTAATGTTTATGTCTGATGGTTGTGTCACTAGCCATTCTAATAGGCTTGCAACGTACTCAGTATTTAGTTTTCGCATGGTCGGCATCTTTTCGTCTTGCTTAGGAGTATGCATGTTGCCTGGACTAAGATATGTTACTTTAAATTTGTATTCGTTTTCACCTGCACTTATTTGACTTAACTGTCTACAGTAGGCTCGTAATGCTTTCTTCTCTACAGGATAACTCCAAGCACTTCCTTTAACTGGAGTGTCAGCACTTGATCCTAGTACAATTAGATAACCAGTATGCTTATGTTCAATCCATTGTTTTGCAATTCTTTCTGCAAGTTTAACTTGTTCATATCCCCACATACAACTGATAAGGATTGTTACTTCATGTTCTAAACTAAGTTTAGCAAACTCTTTTTGTTCATGCACACTTGTTAAGTCTGTGTTACTAAAACTTCTACTTTTAAATGTCATGTCTCTGACATCTGATTCTTTCCACTGTTGATTTAATGCTTGTGCTAATCCATAGTCTGGGTTGCCTGCTATTAAAATATTACTCATGTTATACCTTTACAAATAAGTTAGGTTTTGCTTTCTTGCCACATACTTTGACACAAGTTCCTAAACAATCGTTTTGTGTCCAACGTCGCTCTACTTCATCAAACCATTTAAGTATGTTGTCTGCACTATTATTATACAAGTTGATTGACTTCTTGTCAAGCCAATACAGGTCATCATATATGTTTTGTCCTGCATACGGATATCCTAGATGACAACATGGGTACAAGTCACCGTTGGCACTAATATAAACTATGCCTTCTTTCTGTGTGTAACAACTAATATTGTTATCTTGTTCATGTTGTGTTGCTTCTTCATATGAGAATGCTCGTTGTGTGATTATTTTATCTGGACTATATGCTTTGCCACTTGTAGTAATTGCTTTCTTTGTACTGTACACACCAATTGGTCTTGTACTGTGTGACGCTACTCCTTTTTCATAATCAAATTCCATTGTACTTGCTTCAAGCACAGTTTGATCTTTAGCATCAGGATGCATGTAAAATGTTTGCTTATCACCTTCAGTAAAACGATTTGTAACAACGTACATGAAATCTTTAAAGCCTTCTGCTTCTGCTCTTTGTCTAGATAGTTCTACTTCATGTTCATTATGTTTGAACACAATCATTTTCCACTCAGCATGTCCGCCTGCTTTAATAAATGCTTTATAGTTTCTTTCTAGCAAGTCCCAACGAACGTTACGTCTATACAAGTGATTGGTTTCTTCTAATCCATCAATACCAAAGCGAACTTTTAAGTTAGGATACTTTGCCAAATTCTCCCACCATGCTTCAGTTCTAGCACCACCATTGGTATGAATGATGCAACTACAATGTGGATTGATTTCTCTTGTAAAGTCTATAATGTCTGGCAAGTCTTTGTTCAGTATAGGATCGCCATAGTTACCACAGAAACTTAAACGTCTTAAATTATTTAAGTAAGGACGCAATGGCTCTAGTGCAACTGCTTTTAAATTTTGTAAGTCTAAGTTTGGATTGTCTATGCCTTGAAAACTTCTAGCACACATTGGACAAGCCGCATTACACATATTACTTGCTTCGATATCAAGTACTCTTATTCTATCCCAACTAGACATTTTGTAGTTCCAGTATACGTCTGTTAGTTCCATGAGCACTACTAAAGTTATAGTCTGTGCCACATGTTCTTCCACACGCAAACAACTTAGGAACTTTACTATCTTGTGTACCTTCCCAACTTTTACAGAAGTCATTTGCAAAGTAATCATGTTCTAGTACTTCGGCAAGACTATACTTGTCTAAATTATTAAAGTCTTTACCATACAATTCAAATAACTGATTGGCTTGTGTCTTTTGTGTATTCTCACCATAGTGTAAGTAACCGCTTGCGGTCCATGTACAGGGCCATACTCTATTTTCAAAGTCTAAAAATATTTGTCCATTAGGTTTCCATTTACAACTAATAGGAGTTTGATCAACATAGTTTTTCCAGTTGCCATACTTTTCCATTATAAGTTGATTTTGATTCTTACCACTACCTATCATACTTTCATCACGTGGCATTTCTAATGTATACTTGCTCTTGCGAGTAACAACATTTTGATTCTCTGCACCTGATTTCTTATTTGTATACTGCTCATCATTAACAAATCTATTTGTTAGTTTAATAGCAAAGTCTCTAAAGCCCATTTGTTTTGCTTTAACTATTGCATCATCAACTTGATGTTCGTTGTGTCCAAATACTAAGTAATCCCAACGTGCTATTCCACCAGCATCTATAAACGCTTGAGCGTTACGCATACACTTATCAAAGTTTGCGTTTACTCTATACAAGTGATTTGTATCTGCTAATCCGTCTATACTAAAGTTAACTTTGCCTCTACCCTTTAGCAATAGACCGAGCTCTTTCCACCAACTTTGGTCTCTGGCACTACTGTTAGTGGCTATAACCAGTTTTGCCGTGGTATTTTCCACAACATATTGTAGGCAATCTAAAAAGGTGTCCGATACAATGACTTCGCCATAGTTGCCGCACCACATAATAAAATTCAAATTAGGGGCGCCTAGAATGAACTCTTTGTAATGTTCTACATTTAACTGCTTGTTTGGTAATCCAGGAATAGTATTTCCTTCATGTGTTCTAGCACATTGCGGACAACGTAAATTACAACTACTGTTGTGATCTATTTGCAGATATTTTATTTCATGTGGTTTTAGATAATGCATTCTGCTCTACTGGATGATGTTCTGTTAACATTTCAAACATTTCTGGACAATGATCTTTAAAGTAATGTCCTCTAATCTTATCTAGTCTATTAGTATGTTCCCAAAATTTATAACTTAAATGACTGAAGTCTTTAGCATACATAAAATCTGTATAAGTGTCAATGATTTGTTTTGCTTGTTTTTTCATTGCCACTTTACGTTTGTCAGTAAACTTTGTTCCATCAATTACGTCATATAAATGTGGTATCTGATCTTGAAACTTTTGTGCAACTAAATCCTTAACTACTTTAGGTAAACTTCTAATGTTTAAGAACTGTGGTCCATGTAATGGATGTGGAGTCATAATAGGCTTGAAGTCGTCGTCATTAACTCTTGGCAAACTGTTTACAATATAGTATTCCATTATCTCTGGCAGTACCCAAATATTATAAATGTTAAATGTCGTTGCAAGCCACATGCGGAAGTTACCTTCTGCTACACTTAGTTTTTCTAAGTTACTCCATATCTTATCAAAGTTACTAGGATATCTAATGTATCTGTTTAACTCACCGATAGCATCAATACTTGCACCAATACCAATACGTCTAAAGTGTTTCCATATAGCCCATGCCCGTTGTGGAATATTTGTAATGTTTGAATTATATTCAACTACAATGTCTTTTGCATATCCTCTATCAACACACTTTTGTAAAAATGCATAGTGCTGATCAATCATAAATGGCTCACCACCTACGATATATAATTTTTTAATGTTCGGAATCATATCATACATTTGATCCCAGTAGTGTTCACTTTCATGCCAGTCATACACGTTCTCTTCTGGTACATACTTGCCCTTAGCATTAGGTACAAGTTTAACAGTACCGTGACTGTCACTGTAAGTATTTCCCCAAAGTTTAACTTGATCATCGTACCATAAGTTACTGTCAGTTGGTCCACACATGCGACACTTTAAGTTACATAAGTTTCCAAAACGTACATCAAAGAAATTGTTGCCTATAGCATCTGTATTAATAGTGCCATCTTCTTCTGTGTTCTCTAACAAATAATCCCATTCATATTTGTCTTCTTCTTTAAGTTGGTCCCAGCCACCTTTAGTCCACAGTCTGTTTTCAATTACTCGTCTACTAACCATGCCACTATCTTCTTCTGTCCAACAACGTTGACATTCAGCATGTCTCTCGCCTGCCATCATAGACTTTCGTATATCTTTCTCAATTGGAGCATTGCGAATTTCGTTTAAATTACTATCACGTGCATTTAATACTCTACCATCTTCACTCTTGAGGATACCACCTGTGGGTCCGTGTTGTGCTTGACAACAAACTCTTATATCACCATTAGCTCTATAACTTTGACTCATCCAAGGAATAGGACAAAGAGCATGTTTACTGTGATCTTCCATATTAGGCTACACTTTCTTTGATGTGTGGGAATCGTTCGAAGTAATCCTTCTTACGAACTCTTGTTAGTGTTTCAAAAAAGGACTGAGCTCTGTGACTCAAGTCTTGCTTTTGATCTGTTGTATATTCTGCATCACTTAATACTGCAACTAATTGATCTAGTCCGTATAACATTCTGCCATGTGTTTCCCAATCCTTTTGGAATATAGGCAATGTATTACGAAGTTCATTTAGTTTAGCAACTGCTTCCTCTCTTAGTTTAAGCGGAACCATTTCATGTCTTAACCAATCTTTACCTCTAACACTTGTAAAGCCTAAGAAGAAACGCTTGTCTTGTTTTGCAATAATGTAATCGTTAAAGAATACAATTAATTTATCTAGTGTTAAACAGTTTAGTAATTGTACTGTTGTCTGTGTTAAAAATATCCAACCTTCATGTAAGTTATCCATTGTGTCCATGCTTGACATAACGGCATCCCAATCTGTATGATATCTAATCCATTCGTCATCTTCTTTATAAGCATCAATACTTAAACGTAGTTTGCCACCCTTAAATCTATTTAAAATAGTAATTACTCTGTCAGTTAAAAGAGTAGCGTTTGTACTAATGTCTAGCGTTATGCCTGCGGCGTATTCTGTGTGGCTTATTGCTTCAATAAAGTCTATGCTTTCTTTGTCTGCAAATACTTCACCACCTCTGAACTCCATGTATAAAACATGTTGTAAATTACTTGTTACTTGATCTCTAAAGAATTCACTCTTACTTAAAAACTCTTCGCCACTATCTGCGGCAATAGCCAACGCACCATCTGTGTACTGCGAACCAATGCCTTGCTTTTTCCACTTGGCATATTCTTTGTACATCATTGTACTTAAACTTGGAGCACACATAATACAACTTAGGTTACACTTTGTTGACAAACGTATTTCCCACCATTGTGGCATCTTGTCTACATGTCCGTTTGCGTTTGCGTAGTCTTGTAAAAAAGGCAATGCTTTCTCTAAGAATATTCTATTCTTTCCTAAACGTTTACTGCTTAGTCCACTGTTCTCCATTCTATAACAGAACTCACAATTTGGAATATATTCTCCTGCCAACATTTTTAAACGGAAGTCTTTCATGAAGTCACTGTTCCATAAGTCACTAATGTCATCATTCTGTAAGTTATAAACTTCAGTAGTCTTTCCATTGTATGTTTCGTCATTGCACTGATCTAATGTTAGTGCTTTAGGAATGCCATAGTTAAGTCCGTCGATGCTACAACAAACTCTTGCATCTCCTTTTCCTCTTGTGTTTAACTGTACAAACGGCACAACACAAAAGCGATCCATATTTAAATCTTCTTTGTTCATAACTTTATGTATTCCTTTAAGTGATTACTTTGCCAAACCATACCCTGTTGAGTAAAATGTCCTGCTTCGTCTCTACTAAGTGTTTTAAACTCACTACCTAGTATTGTTTCTAAACAAAGTATATTACTTAATTTAGGATCTTGTTGTAACAGTTGGTGATTAGGAGTTTGGTGAAAGAAAACTAAGTCCGCTAATGATTTTGCCAAGTATATATTTGCAATAAAATTCAACTGATCTAATTTACTGTGCCGTGTTACTGTTTCTCTGTAATACTTTAAATCTTGTTCACAGTACGGATACTGATTGCACATTCTATCAGCACCTATGTATGTCCTAAGCAATTCTCCTGTTTGACTTTTATCTAAGTAATAGTAGTTGCCGTCTTGTTTTAAGTATTTACTAAAATCAAAGCCATCAATAAGTGTAAACCTATTTGGTCTTGTAATTTGTAGAATTGTCTTGCTTTGTGGATAAAGTTTTTTAAACTTTATTAATTGATCTACACTGAACGCTAAACTTGTTGCCGGATGTCCAATGTTATAAACATCTTGTTCTGTCTCGTTTGATAATAGTTTGCTCCACGTTGGCTCTTCTGTAAAGCCTCCTGTCTGACTACAACCAAACGTTGCTATCATAGAACATCTTTGAATATTGGAAATACTTCTAAGAACTTTGTTTCCCAACCACGTTGTTTGTTAACTAAATTTAGGTACTCTCTTGTTTCTGGAAGTCGTTGTGTCCAGTCTTCTGCATTCATAAATCTTATAATTCCTTTAAAGCGAGGTAGGCCATAACTTGCATTTAGGAATGTATCTTTATCTATACCTGCTTCCTTTACGCCTGTAAATGTTTGCCAGTTCTCATCAATCCAAGGAAAGAACTCTTGTTCGTACTTGTCTGTAATTTGTTGCTTTACATTTAGTGGTAATACTTTTAAGTTTAACTGCGGAGGCCAATATGCAAAGTGCATGTTAATACCACCAGCACCAAAAGGCCATTTGTTTACTTTTCTAAAACCTTGTGCTACTTTCCATTTAACAAACTCTGGAATGTATGCAACATTCAATGCCATAATTGTTGTGGCCGTTGTTACCTCAACGTTATCACTAGTAGCATCTAATTTCCAAAATACATCTTCTTGATGTTGCCACTGTGTAGGATAACGAATATAATCATTATGCTCGCCATGTGCATCAATTGAATAATGAAAACGAACACGTTTAAACTCTGCCCATAAGTCAAATAAATCATCACGCCATTCAACTGCATTACTATTGTAACGCAACTCAATGTTCTTTGCGTATCCCCGTTTGATACATTCTTCTAATAAGTCATAGTGCTCATCAATGATTAAACTTTCACCACCTGCAAAGTATAACTGATACATGTGTGGAATTTGTTCAAACAAATCACTCCAAAACTTTGGATTGTTTTTATGCCAGTTATAACTTGCTCCGTCATTACGTCCTTTATTATCCCAAGCACTTGTATTCTTTAGTTTAGGATTTTGTATTTGTGGATACATTTGATTCCACTCTTTAATCCAACCTGTACTATCATGTGGACTACACATAACGCACGCCAACTGACACTTTGAACCCATGCGTAAATCAATGTATCTAATCTTGGGTGGTATCTTTCCAGTATCATCTGTTTCGCTAACTAACTCTCGTAAGTTATATCTATTTCCCCAATAGTCACTTTCCCAATTACGTTTTGATAAGTGTCCTGCTTCTTCTTCCTTGTAGCATTTTAAACAAGGGTCTGGCTTTTCGCCACGCAACATTGTCTTGCGTACATTTCTCATGTAGCCACTGTTCCATGCATCTTCTAAACTTGTATGATTAAAGTTAGCAGGCACTCCATCATCATTTTTAACAACACCTACTTCACCGCCGCCTACTTTTTTATTTGAGTCAGGGTCTTGTACACTACTTGCATTTGAAGTACAACATGTTCTCATTTTGCCATCTGGCCTTGAACTTAAATGCATCCACGGTAAGGCACAAAAGGTTTTACTAATGTCATCAAACTGTTTAGTTTTATCATTGCTAGGCATTGTTTTTGTTTTATCTGTCATTATTTAAATTGCTCTCCAAAAGGATCCCATTCTTTGCCACATTTCATTGCACAAACTTTTAACTTACCGTCACCGCAACTCGGCTTGTTCCAACTGTCTTCTATGTCTTGGAAAATACTTGTTTCAAATACTTTATCTAATCCTTGTTTAGCATTTAGTTTATCTAAGCCAACTGAATCAATAAAGTCCCATACTTGTTCTTGCTTAGGATCTTTGTGCCACCATTTGTACATACGTCCTGCGGTCCAGCAACAAGGTAATACTAAGCCTTCGGCAGTAATAAACAAGTTTCCTAAGTCCTTTACTTTACAATTAATAGGTACGGCATCATAGTAATTGTCCATGTCACCATATTTTTCAATAAGTTTTTGTTGTGTTGTGAGTGCTTTGTTAACATATTTATCGCTAGGTTTCTTAAGCTCTGCTGTATCCTTGCCTTTATGATTCTTTGCTTGGTGTGATTCTTTAGCATCTGTTTTTGCAGTAACAAACCTAGCAGTCTTTTTAGGCACAAATCTTTCAAAGCCAATTTCATCTGCTAATCTACGTGCTTCATCAACTTGGTGTTCGTTATGTTCAAATATAAGAAAGTCCCATCTTGCTCTACCACCACCTTTAACAAATGCTCGCATATTACGTTCTACTATATCCCAAGTAACACCTTGTCTGTAAATATGATTAGTATCTTTTAAACCATCTACACTAAAGATAACTGCACCTTTTCTGTCAAAAGTATAAGCAAGTCCGGCCCACCATGCTGTAGGTTGAGCACCTCCGTTTGTATTCATGCTTAGCCACATGTCTTTATTATGCTTACGAAAGTATTGAAATACTTTTAGTGTGTCTGTTGCAATAATAGGATCGCCTAAGTTACCACACATGTACATTGATTCTAACTGTGCAATAAACTCTGGAGCAAACATATTTTCTATGTCTTCTATTGTTAGTTCACTTAAATCAATATGTGGATTGATTCCTTTGCCATTCATATTACGATCGCACATTGGACAAGCGGCTTGACACTTCTGTGTTATCTCTAAATGAATTTGTTTTATATCTTGATACTTGTACATTGCTTGTTCTTTGTTATTTTAATATCTGGACCACAATGACAAAATGAATCTTTGCATATTGTACTTCCACTATAAGTTTCTAACCTATTTTCAAACACATTGCCAATAGGTCTGCTCATTGCCGTTTTACATGTTGCTGGAAATACATTTCCATCTGTCCATATAAACATTCTGCTCTTGCCTAAGTTACACTTCCACCCAGTGAACTTATTTAAGCCATTTGCAATCAGTTTAAAAGTAGTTGACAAGTTATGTTCTTTGCCGTCAATAATCAAACGTTTTGCAATTTGACTATCAAAGTTTTTCACTGCATTATCGTACGAGAAGTCTTTGATATACTTCTTTTCTTCGTCAGTATAAGAATAAACTTTTCTACTGTCGTGGCTCGTTAATGGCTTTACTTGTATGACACATTTAATATTATTGTCAACTAACTTGTTTGCAAATGTTTTTAGTTCTTCAATACAACCAGGCTTGAATAATAGTAATATTGTTAAGTCTGTATGATCCTGTAAGAATGCTATGTTGTCATATGTTTTATCATAGTTTGCAAACTCAGTATGAATACTCATTGTTATTCTATCTATACTTCTATTATACACGAATTTCTTCCACCAGTCAAGTGTTCTACTGCCATTTGTTATAATTTGAAAGAAGTATTTGTCTGCTACTCTGTCTACAAACTCAGGCAGGTGCTTCCACATAGTAGGCTCTCCACCACTAAGCGATAACATCTTTGGTTCTGGATTTTGTTGGTGTACTGTGTTAAAGAAATTAACTGCGGTATCTAAATCTAATGCTCTACTTGTATTACCGTAGAGATCTTCTGTGCAATAACTACAACTAAAGTTACAATAGTTATTAATAACCCATTCAATATCTAAACTGTTGGGTTTATCTGTTGTGATACTATACATCAGTCGTCCAATAATAACTTAACGTCTTTACCTGGACCGGCTTTACTAGGCAAGTTGCCGTACTCGCCTATGTACCAATTAACAACTGCTTTGTACCAGTTGTGACTATTATGATGTGCTTGTTTATTAAACTGATGTATATTGTTATTACTCGCAACCATACAAGACAATGCTCTAGCACTTTCTTTTTGTAACGTACGAATATCTAAACTATCTATATCCAATTCTCATATACCTCGTATACTTATTTAATGGCATGCGGCCTTCATATAAAACTTGTGATAAAGGTGTTTGCTCTGCAAAGTCTTTTGTGTCTTTTACACAGTTAATATGTTCTGGTAAACTATCATAATCATTTGTTTGTAATACAACTAACTTTCCTTTTGGAATAGTATTGTACCAGTTTGCAAAGTTATCAATATGTTCACAACTTGTATTAATAATCGTATCAGGTCTATCTGTAATTGGAAAACTATTTCTATTGTTTTTGGCACTCCAACAACTCCATGTGTGTGCATCTAAATTTACACTGTGCATGTCATCAGTTACTGCTTTGAAACGCCAATTGTTTTGTACTTCTCTGTTATTTACTTTATCTGCAATGGCTTGGCAACTATCGTCAATGTCAAAACTTCTAATGTAATGTATAATCATATCACTATTGAATAGCATACTTGCTAGTGTACCATACCAGCCACCCATAATAAAAACAGTACGAAGTTCTACATTACATTTTGTTAGTTCATCTACGAGCCAACGTTTACTTTTTAATTGCCCCCAACTAAGTGCATCAGTAAAGTCTGCATTCATATTGTCACTAGCATTTCTTAAATCGTGATACATGTTATTGCCTGTTAACAAATACATGCGACCTAAGAAGTCATTGTCGTCTACAAAATTAAGATGTTGCTTGTTCATATCTAGCCTTTAACCAATCCCAATCATTAACTTTAATCATATCATCACTATTGGCAAACTTGCCATAGTTTGATCCATCTAATGCTCCTGCTATACTGTAGTCTCCAAAGTTGCCCTTGCCAATACTACACCATGTGTCTAATCTTTGATCTGTTTCTGCATCTTTTTGTCTGTCAATAATCTTTGCACTAAGTTTAGCACACTCTCTAAAGGCTGCCTTCCAAGTGTTGTATGGATCAGTATCATAATGAACTGTGCTTCCTACAATTTGTACTGCTTTAAACTTATCACTAACACTTGTTGTAAAGTCAACAACCTTTTCAGGATCAAGTGCAAGTACATTCTTTTTAGGAAACAATTTAATTCCACTGTAACCATATACTAAATCATTAACACTATTCTTTGCTCGCCAAACATATACNGTATCTCTGTCATACTTGCTTGGCTTAAAACTAGGATTAAATTCTTCTGTTAGTTCATTGTCTGCTTCAATGTGATAATACATTTCAGTTCTACTAAGTTTAGCACACTCACGATGAGCATTAACTAATCCTTTAACACCGTGTATTCTTTGCGACCACGGATACTTTTCTTTTACTGCTTGCCAATGTTCTTCTGCATTAGGCTCTTCGTAACTCATAAAAATAATNTCAAACATTATGTATACTTTCTTTAACNCGAGATTGATTAGCATTTGTATNTGCTTTACTACAACTCATTGTACAATTTATTATGCGATCTTTTTTATTAGGTCCGTGTGTANTACTNTTCCAACTGTCTGTTAAATCTTTTTGATAAAAGTCATGTTGTACAATATCATCTATATTATTCTTTAACAAACTATTCCAGTCTTTGTCTTCGTATCGTGTATTCCAGTTTTCTTCAAAGTGTCTTTTAAGTTTAACATTTCCTCTTGTACTATTTAAAATACAACAAGGCCATAACTTACTGTCATAACTTATATGATACTGCTTACGTTTTTGATAGTTACAAGTTACAGTATCAGATGGATTAATTGTTGCAATACTGTAAACAGGATCAACATCAACCATGTCTACAAAGTCTTGCCAATTCCAAGTACTAATATCTTGTTTCCATTGATTGTGTATGTTTATTCTATGATTAAATTCTCTAAATCCCATTTGTTCAGACAGTTCTCTTGCTTGTTTAACTTGATGCTTGTTCCACGGAAACTCAATGTACTGCCATTTTGCTCTGCCACCTGCGTCTATAAATGCTTGTGCATTTTCTATTATCTTATTCCATTGACAGTTACGTCTGTACAAATGATTAGTATCTTCTAATCCATCAATGCTAAAATAAAAACCAACACCGGGCTTATTAAAATACTTTGCCAGTTTTGCAAAGTAGTCTGGTGTTCTTAAACTTCCATTAGTGTGCAATCCAAAAGTTAGTTCAGGCTTTGCTTGTTGTAGTATTTCTAATATTTCTAACAAGTATGGACTTGCTAATGGGTCATCTATTGTTCCTACAAACTCAACTCTTGTTATCTGTTTAAACAGATTACTCTTTGTTATGTTTTCCATTGTGCTAGGCAATACATAGATGTTAGGTGCTTCACTAACTGATGGAACATTTATTACTGGCAAGTTTTCCATTGTCAGTGGTTCGTTCATATCTTTTAATGCTTGCCAGTCTATTGTATTTCGTTGACATGTAGGGCAAAGTGCATTGCATACATTACTCAATTCAATTTGTAAACTTGCAGGAACATCAATGAAAGACATTTACTTTCTNCCAAAAAACNTTGTGGCAGTCCTAATAGGGTTTCGTAGTCCTTCATATGTTTCGTTAATAAAGTCAACATGCTTGTTAAACTTTTCTAACAACTGTTCTTGTTGTAGTTCAATCTTTTCTAATCGCAACTGAATAATCTCTAGTTTATCTAGTATCTTTTCATCTAACTGCATACTTTAACTCCGTATTCTTTTTCAAATCTATCTGCATCTTCTCGTGTGTCTACCATTGGCTCTCCTCGTATATTTAAACTTGTGTTTAACAATATAGGACAACCGGTTAACACATACCACTGTTCAAGTAATTCTCTTACTCCACTGTGACTATCCTTGTCTACAGTTTGTACTCTACTTGTTCCATCAACGTGTATAATTGCAGGAAAGTCATCTGGCTTCTTGCATTTGGCAACTACTTGCATGTAGGGACTTGTTTGTGTTTTTTCAGGCATATCAAAATATTCATGTACATGCTCTTCAAGTATCATAGGAGCAAATGGTCTAAACTTTTGTCTACGTTTAATTTCATTTACTTGATCTTTGATTTCGTTACCTCTTGGGTCTGCCATCAAACTACGATTGCCTAAAGCACGTGGACCAAACTCTGCTCTACCACTTGCAACTCCAACAATCTTATTTTTCTGTAGTTCATCTAACAAGTCTTGAACTGGATAAGTTCCAGCGATGTTTGTACCCAAGTACGGATGGTGCCAATTAATTGGCCCTCCATATGCTAATGCAGCCGCACCTAAACTACTTCCACAGTCACCTGGATTAGGCATAATCCAAATGTCATCAAAGAAGTTTCCTAGTTTACGATTGTACAGGCAGTTAAGTGCGACTCCGCCCATGTAGACCAAGTTACGGCTTTTATTAAAACCCCTAGCCCTTGACATCACTTCATCAATCATTTTTTCTACACTTAACTGGGCACTGGCTGCAATATCATATTCATTCATATCAATCATAAAGTTCTTATTAACACCTGCGTGTAAGTTTTGTTTAAACTTTAGTGTTGCCATGTCTTGTACTAAACATGTTTCAATTAAATCTTGTCCTAAGCCTGTAGGTATTCCCCAACCAGCCATGCCCATCATAATGTATTCTTCATCAAGTGGACGCAATCCAAGNCGTGCCGTCATTGCACTATAATATAATCCAATACTATGTGGATAACGTTGACTCCATAACTTAGTATACTTGGCATGCTTGCCTGACATAAACTTGCCTTCATATTCTGCATGCCATATAGTAATAGTTTCCCATTCACCAATAGCATCAATAACAACTACTGTTGCATCACTAAAAGGTGATGTCTGAAAGCCTGCCGCGGCATGTGTTGCATGATGTCTATAAGTTTGAATAGGAGCATCGGGTAACAAATTACCAAACTCTTTCTTTAATGCACCTTTAGTAGTCCATGTACTGCTTCTATCTCCGCCTTCAATACCTTGTCCGGCATATATTTCTCTTGTCTTTTTTAGCCAAGGAGTTTCATAAAACGCAACTTGGCCCACCGGTCCGTAACTTAGTGCCTTTTCAATTATTTCAGGACATAAATGATGATCATGCTTTTGTTTACTAAACCTTTCACTGTGTCCAGCAAATAGTATTTCACCTCTATCAATTACTGTTAATCCAGCATCGTGAAACCCAGCACTTACGCCTAAGATATTATGTTTCATTCTTTAACCTCTATGTAAGTCTAATGTAACGCAATGATGTCCGCCACCTAATGTTCTACTATGAGTTAACTGCACAGGTGCAATGTCAAACTTTTCTTTTTCTAATCTTTTAATTAATTTTGTTTGTCTTGGATCTGCCATTACTGTAGTAGGATTAATACTTAATACATTCATTCCAATCCATTTACTTGCATAAGGATAAACATGAAACTCTGTGTCGTCTATCATATTATCATTTACCCATATTTTCTTTTTATCTTTTAAAAACTTTGGCAATTTACCAGCACTGCCGATTCTTTGTTTGTTTAATAAAATCGTTTCTTCATTTAATGCGGCAATGGTACTATCAATATGTGCAAATGCATAAACTCTATCCCAAATGTGTACTGTATACTCTGGTCCTAGTATTGTACTAAGCCATCTTGCACCTGCGGCATTGCCTGTTTGGCTTTTTAAATAAAGAATATCTTTTCCAAAACGCATTACGTTCGCGGCATCAAATATTGGAGTCTTTTCTGTTAACTTGCCATTTTCATCAAATACTTCATTAACAGGCAAACAATGTTTAGGAGCACTAATCCATTTACAACCCTGATTTAATGCGGCATAACGAATATCTCTATATGCTTCACCCTCATGATGTCTACTGTGAAACAACACTGGAGTTTCAATTACATAATTACCAATAATTAAAATACTATCACGTGGACAATAATTATACATGCCATCACTAAAGTATCTGTAGCCGTGTACCATTTGTTGAAAGTCTAATTGTCTAGGACGTACTACTTTAACACCTGCTTGTTCTAGTACATCTTTCATTACATTTAATTCTTCTTTAGTCTTATCAACTACTGTTGCACTAATGGGTCCTTTAGGCTGAGCACTTTCAGTCCATGTACTTCCTTCTGCTACTTTATCAAATACATCATCATACTTTGGAAACCTAGCACCTGCTACATCTCCTAGTACAACTGTGTTTAATTTATCCCACTCGTTGTGTGTTTGTATTATCATTCTATAAATCCCCTACTGATCCTTGCCCAGTCTATTTCTTTTAAATCTGGATACAAGTCTTTAGCACCCATAAAGATATCTATGTTAGTTTCATATCTATCTAACATAATTAATCCTTTTGCCGCTTGTTCTATTGTCATGTTATAATGATATCCAATAAAATCATATTTGTCATTAATCCAAGGACTAATGTTTAAATCTCTTCCGTCACTTCTTGCACGACTTAGCCATTCGTATGCCTCTTTACTACTTGTAAGTATAGCACCTCCGCGTCCAATTTGCAACGGTTTTCCTACACCAAAACTTAAACATTGAAAGTGTCCTCCAATGTACATTTGTTCGCCTAACAGTCTAGCACTATCCCAAACAGGAGATGAATGTAATTGATATTCTCCTATCCAATCATTTTCATAAAAATTAAATGGAATCTTTAATTTAGTTAACATCATTGGTACACTTAGATAAGTGTGTCTTGGAATACTAATAAATTCTGTAGGTAATTCATCTATGTGTTTTAGATATCTAAAACATAACTCCATTGCATGAGTGCAACAGTCAGTGGTAATCACATATGGAGCACCTGTGTATTGCCCTAATGCTTCTTCAAACTTAAATATAATATCATAAAGATTGTTCCAAGAATATCCTAATTCTTTTAATAAATCTATTTCATTATATTCAAGAATGGCCTGTAATTTGTAATGTGTATCTGGGTTCATTGCCAATATTTAATGCACTATGTTCTACGGTGCCACGCCATGCTACTGCACCGCCTCGCCACCAGTCGTTGATTGATTCTCCAGCAAACTCGCTCATATGTCCTGTTGCTTTATCTTCTAAATAAACAACACATCTGAATACGTCTTCACTGCTTCTAATATTAAATAATTCTTTGTATTTACTAAAATGATCTTTATGTGGAGGAAGTATATCTCCTGTTTCCATTTTGTAAAAGGTATACCCACAGTCTAGCCAACCTAATGTTGATCCAATATCTCTTGCCCATTTAGGAATTAACACTTGTTCACTACACATCATTCCTGTAAAGTTTCTGTGTGTAAAGCCTGCTTTTTGCCATTTTGCTAATTGGGTTTTATCTCCATACGGAATTCTCATAAAAGGTAATTTTTTAAATGATTCGTCCCACGTTGGACTAAACTCTAATGGTAGTATTTCATGCGGTGCGAGTGTTACCATAATGAATTACCTTTACTGTATCATTTGTTGTTTTATATGAGCGCCAAGGATCAACTACTACATCAAAGTCCTTTGGCTTAAACTTATCTTTTTCGTGTACTCTTAATATTACACCAGCCATATCATCTATGTCAACTATTAATCCACCTTGTTCTTTTATATAGTGTGCAACTAATAGTGCATAACTTCCTGTTTCTATTTCAACATTATCTTTATAACTTGTACTTGTTAGTGCAACACGAACTCCATGTTTTAATATCTCTGTTGCTAAATGTTTTGCTTGTACTTCTCTTGAATGTGCAATAGCATCAAAAAGATTATATCCTAAATCTAATCTATCTGCTAACCATCTTAATGCTATATTATCTCTTGGATGACATGGACCTCCATCTCCCATTCCTGCTTTCATATAAGCGGCACTTGTAATACGTTTACCTGCATTGCTTAAACTGTTTGTTACAACATCAACATTCATATTACCAGTACGTTGTGCAACGTCTTGTATCATATTTACTAAACTTAATCTTGCACTGATAAATGTATTATAAAATATCTTTGTTGCTTCGCCCTCTTCCCAAGTTCCAATATTATAATGAGGATCATTTTCCATTATTGTTTTATAAAAGGCAATTAAACTTTTAGCATCTGTATCATTAGGNTATTCACCACCTACAATAACCATATCAGGATTAATCATATCCCATTCAACACTACCCATTGCAATTAAATATGGATTATAAATTAATCTAGCAGTATTGATTAATGGTGCAAATTCACGTCTAGTAGTGCCAGGTAATACTGTACTAATTAATACAACGATAGTATCTTTAGTAGCATATTGATCTATTGTACTTAATACTTCTTTAACACTATCCAATCCAAAGTCTTTATTAGGCAAATGTGTAATAGGTTGCTCACCACCATAAAGAGGATCATGNGGNGTTTGTACTGCTACAAAAACANAGTCCATATCACGTACTGCAAGACTAGGNTGATCTACAACTGTAACCTTTTTACTCTTTACTGCTTCTACATCATAACCAAATACCTTATGCCCTTTATCCACTATTGTTTCTGCACAAGGCATACCTAACTTACCTAAACCAAACCAGCCTATATTCTTTTTTGCCATTAATCTAACCTTCAATTCTCTTTACTATATTCTTTTTTATTTCACCTGTGCGAAATAAGTTTCTATTGTGTAATAATATTGGTGCCATGTGGGCTTTCATCTCAGTTAATTCTTCTATGCTTTTAGATTGTAAGTCTAATAAGATGTCTATGATTGCATCTAATCTCGCTACTGGATCTATAATACTGTCGTAAGATTCACTCCAATATTGATTAAATGTCATTAATCCCCACTGTCTACACAGTTCTAAACTACCTGGTCCTCCTGCTATAATAAATGGGTTTTCATAACGGGCAGCATTAATAGTCTTTTCACTAATTTGTCCCCAAGGATATTCATAGTTTGTTTCACACACAACACTAGCGAACGAACGCAAGTAAAAAGGTTCTAATGCATCTGTTAATAATGGTTGATCATTGGTAGGTACACTACTAAAGGCACCTTGTGTTACTGCTTCTATTGGATAAGATTCAACACTAAGTGGTATCTTGTGTTGTAATGCATTCTTTGTATTGACGAGTTTTTTACTGTGTCGTGAATGTTTCCAAGGCCATTTGGCAGGTGTTCCAGCAGTCTCATGATAGTGTGTTACACAGTTAGAGCCCGCTTCGCTCAATAAACCTGCTAATAACATTCTATGTTGATCCCATCTGTAAGTAAAACAGTTAAATTTATATTCAATATTTTTGTATATGTTTACGGTATCAGCACCGTCTTGTTCATTAATGTGTCCTGGATAACCATAGCCTAAACAGAATGTGTCTAAACAAATAATAGGCCAATTGGCATAACGTGTGTGAGCTAAACCCTCTAACATTCGATACTCATTAGTGTATATACNNAATGTTTTGTTGTGCAGTTTACACCAACTCTCAATAGCGTCAAATTCTTTTATGACGCAATCCTGAGCTATTATACCAATCGGCGAATTATATCTTTGATTGATTTGCCACACACACAATACTTCATACAAGTAAAACTCTATGTGGTCTTTTTCATCCTTTATTGTTGAATCCGACCAAGACTCTAACCATAAACAAGGTCCGTTTAATATAAAACGTGGATGATTACCAGACGGTAATAAGGTTGGAAGATTTTGTGTTATATCATCTGCTGACGTGCCACTTACTGGCGTAATAGACGTTGCATCTACTACTGAATGATTTAACTTTCCTGTACAGTTATTTATATAGATTGAATCAAAACGCATTATAGACGTTGCATCCTATTGTTATCTTTTAGACGCAACAACTCGTTAGAGTCAACACACTTTAAACTCATTCGCTTTGCCTGTGGCTTTAATCTCTCTAAATGATCTGTTAGTGCGTTTGGATAATCTTTATACACTGCTTGACACTCCGATAAACTAGAGTATGACTGTTTATAAACTAATATCTCTGGTGCAGCAGTTGATACATTCATATATATTAAACTAACGATAAACCACATAACTCTCTCCTAATATGACGTTGGCCCCAAAGTACACAGCATCAAATTAGACTGAGAACAACGGGGCAAAAACTTTTTTTATGTCTTATAAAGTATATAAGCAGTCGCGGCTAATACACATATAATAATGATCTCTAACTCTAAGGCTAATCCTACACTACTCATGTTCTACTCCTAATCCCAATCTAACAGCGGATACATT